GAGTAGGGCTTGCCTGACGCTGACTTATGGGGTTGCACTAGGCTACTTTCTATAGACCGTGGTACTGCTCAGCCTTTGGCTACGCAGTGCTGCTTTATACCCTGCTCCATGCTAACGGGTAGCCTACCGCTGCTCCTCAGTACAGCGTTATGCCGCAAGCCTCTAGCCCCTTGACCCCCACCCGTATGGGTGGCTTATGCCACCCTCCTTAGCCCGTAGCATACGCTGCGTAACCAGCGGGAAACCCTCAGTTGA